ATATTATTTGGGATATTATTTGGGATATTATTTGGGATATTATTTGGGATATTATTTGGGATATTATTTGGGATAATTAAATTAGATACACTAAAAATGTATTTAAATATTAATTGTTTTAAATATTATAATGAATAACACATGTATTGTTTATTTAGCAAGTCGTTTGGATGATTATAATTCTATACTATCAACAGGTGAAAGTAGATTTGATATGACATGTTTATCTTTAAAAAATGTCACAACACATTTAAAATTGCCAGTAATAATGTTCCACGAAGATTTTACAGAAAAGGAAACAACAATAATGAAGAATATTTATGAAGATATTACTTTTGAAAAGATAGATTTTATAAGACCCGATTTACCATTTAATCAAAAATCATGCATTACATCAGGAATCTCGGATGGCACATGTACTTGTATTAACGAAAATATAAAAAATCCAAGGGACGTATGTTTTAGACCGAAAGGATATCTTATGATGTGTCGTTTTTTTTCTGGGCAAATGCAAAAACATACGTCATTAGAAAAATACGATAGATACATTCGTTTTGATGACGATTCTTTTTTAATAGAACCATTTAAAATCCAAGAAGAATTTTTGACAAATTTTAATAGTTTTGACTATGGTTATAGAAGTGTTTTTATTGAAAGACAAGACCAGAAATCATTATGGGAATTTACGAAAAAATTTTGCATCAAACTTTGTTTAAAACAAAAAAAATCATTTTCACGTTTTATAAATTATCTTACGCAACAAAGGTTTATATCTAATGGAAATTACACAGGTTTATGTCCATATAATAATTTCCATTGCTGTAAATTGTCGTTATGGAAAAATCCAGCAATAAAAGAATACATAGATGAAATAGAAAGTAAACACGGATGTTTATTATTAGGATGGATGGATGCAAATATACATGCTATGATAATTTTTGTATTAGCTCCTTTATTAGAATTAAATATCGGATCGATTACAGATTTTGGTTATCGACATAATCGACATTTTTCATTTCTAAATAATCAACATATTCAGTATAGAGAAAATGAGGATTTTTTTCCAAAAAATTAATTTTTAGTATAACTTTCAATGTGCGATAATATCATATTTTGAAAATTATTAATAATCAAAAATTTTTCAATATTTTTTTGTTTTTCTATATCATTCTGAAAATTGTTTAACATTTCAATAGTTACATCTTGAAATTTGTCAACAATGATACATGGAAATTTTTCATACAGCGAAACCAACTCGTCCTTTTCTATAACGGGTATAGAACCCATTAATAATACTTCCCAGAAACGATGTGTGTCGGTTCCACAACCACGTGGGCATAATACAAATTTATAATCATTAATCTTATTCATATAATCCTTAAATCTTAATTTATCAGCAAAATATACAAATGGTTTGTTTGCAAAATACTTCTTTATACCTTGTCTAGAACCATGGGTATCACCGATATATGTGATTAATAATTTATTATTTTTATCACTTATATTTTTTTGTATATTAAACATTTCTTCTAGAGTGTTTTGATCTCCGCCTTCTCCGTCAGCTGGACCATTTATTCTTCTTTCAGGTTCTTCAAACCCAATGGGGATTTTAAAACATTTTGGGTGATCGAAAAGTAAATTACAACCAATCCATGTTATTATTTTAGAATTGTTATCCAAAAAGCATTTATAAAATTTTTCTACGTCTTTACCCGCGACACCGGTTATTAAAACGAATCTGTTTTTTATTTGTGAATAGAAATTATTGAAAAAAAATTTCAGTAAATCTGTTTTTACAAATATGATATCACCTTCTTGAATATTAGCAATGTTAAACTCTGGATAATTATGTTTTGGTATAATCCCTTGAGGATATTTATCTAAAGGAAAATCTAATACATGTTTTGCGAGAGTAGGTATATAGTTATAAAAAAGAAATTTCTCATTTTTTATCATATCTAATGTATAAACCAAATATATATTTAAGTGTTATTAACTACTCTTATCATTTTACGATTACGAAAAATAAACTTAAATAAACCATAATACATTGTATATGGAATTTAAGTTATGCGAAGACATGTTTGGTTCCGATGAAGTAGATGCTGTAATAAGTGTAACAAAATCCGATAAATGGACAATGGGTCCATGCGTAGAAAAATTCGAGAAGGAATTTGCCGAGAAATTTAATTTTAATTATGCGTTAATGGTAAATTCGGGGTCATCTGCTAATTTATTGGCATTGACAGCATTGTGTAATCATAAAAGATACAAACATTTAAAGCCAGGTGATGAAATATTAGTACCAGCAGTTTGTTGGTCTACTAGTGTATATCCTATTATTCAAAATAATTTAAAACCCATATTTGTTGATTCAAACCCCGAAACATTAAACATAGATGCAGAAGATATTGAAAAATATCCGAATGCCAAGGGAATAGTATTTGTACATGTATTGGGAAATTCGACAAACATGGATAAAGCGATGGAAATTGTAAAAAGGAAAAATATGGTTGCGTTAGAAGATACATGCGAGTCATTGACATCTAAATTTAATAATGTATTTCTAGGTGGTTTTGGTGATATGGGTACATTTTCATTTTACTATTCACATCATATGACAACTATTGAAGGAGGGATGATAGTATGTAAAACGCAAGAAGATTATGATATTTTGAAATGTATTCGATCACATGGTTGGACTAGATATTCCGAGAATGTTGTAAGTAAAAATTACGATTGTGTAAACAAAAAATTTTGTTTTGTTGATATTGGGTATAATTTACGTCCTATGGAATTTCAAGGATCAATTGGTTCTGTTCAGTTAAAGCATATAGATGCTAGAAATAAAATTAGATTAATAAATTATAACAACATAAATACAAAAATATTAAATCACAGAAAAAACAATAATTTTATCAAAATACCAAATGCTACCCCCGGTTGTGAAGCACAATGGTTTTGTATACCATTATTATTAAATACCTCTTTTTCTGGTAAAAAATTAAACGAATTAATGGAATATCTAGATTCAAAACAAATAGAAAATAGACCTATTATCACTGGTAACTTTGTTAGACAACCAGTTATGGATATAATAGACAAACATGTCGATCCAAAAGATTATCCCGGTGCTGAAATAATTCATAATACTGGTTTATATATAGGTTGTCCAACAAATACAATATTAAGTGATGAAAAACTAAATTTGTTGGTAGATACAATATTCGGTTTCGATTTATTTAACAAACCAATATTATTTTTCAAAGAACCATTTAATATAGAAAAATCTATCCCCTATGTTACAGACGCTATAAAATCAACATGGATTTCTATGGATGGTGTGTATTTGGATAAGTGTAAAGAATTACTAAAACCAATCGTTGGTTGTGAGCATATAATTTTAACATTGACAGGTTCTTCAGCAATAAGATGTATGGTTAAATGCCTGAAATTCAGATATCCAGATTGTAAAAAAATTTATGTCCCGAATAATATATTTATGGCATGTATAAACGTTTTATTACATGAATTTCCAATGGAATATATAGAGGTAATTGATGTAGATGTCGATACTTTAAATATAGAAAATGTAGATAATCTTGAAAAAAATAGTGCATTATTCGTTGTTCATAATGTTTGCGGAATTACAAATATTCCGAAAATAAAACGTGATAGACCTGATTTAATTATTTTTGAAGATAATTCCGAAGGTTATTTTGGTAGTTATGAAGAGTTTCCAACAGGTTCGCAAGGAATAGCATCAGCCATGTCTTTTAATATGAATAAAAATTTCACATCGGGTGCTGGAGGAGCATTTTGTACAAACGACAAGGAATTATACGATTATATTCTATCATATTCAAGGCAAGGTTTTACAGAAAAAAAGTTTTATCATCAAATGGTAGGCGATAATTTAAGAATGACTAATGTTACTGCCGCTATACTTTTATCGCAAATAGAACAGGCAAACGATATTTTAAAAGAAAAAAAAACTATACTAGAAACCTATAAAAAATATATAGTGGAAACAAAATGTAACATACTAACTCAAAAAATTAGTGAAAATACAGAATCATCATTTTGGAGTTTTGTATTCCGTATTAAAGATAACGAAAGTTATGCCAAAATAGAAGAACAATTAGACAAATTTAATATTGATACACGACCTATGTTTTTACCTGTACAAAATTTTGATCACTTAAATAATATTACCCATACACCTAATACAAATTCCGTGAAAATTTTTAATGAATATTTCTACTTACCATCAAACAATGTTAATGAAAACACTATTAAATATATTATAAATTGTATAAATAAAATAATAGAACCCAATTGAAATGATATAAAAAGATATTATTAATATTTTTATTATGCCTGAAATATTAATAAAAACCTCTATATCGGATGCAATTGACAGACTAAGCATTCTTGAAGTAAAACTAAAAAAAATATCAAATGATGAAAAGGTAAAACATATAACATATGAACAAAATATTTTAGAAAATAAACTAAGAGAACATCTGAACAATGTTCCATACTTTTATAAATTATTAATACAAATCAATGAAAAAATATGGGATCTATTAGATCAAGCAAAATATAGCAATGAGTTTGGAACACATAACGAATTATTTAAAGAAAAACAACTCGATTTGTTTAAAGAGCAAGAAGATTATAACGAAAGACGTTTTCGTGTAAAAAGAAAAATAGATAACATATTAAATTCCGACATAAAGGAGCAAAAAGGTTATCATAAAACGCAGTCATTAGTTTTGGGTCATTTAGGTATGGGTGATATTTTAGATGTTACAGGACTAATAAGGTATTTAAGTACAAAATATGATAAGGTTGTAGTAATTGCAAAAGATAATTATTCTTTAAAAAATGTAAAACAAATGTTTTCCGATGATGACTCTATTGATATATTTAAGGTTAAAGACGATAGGGCAATTTCACCAGCACACGGGGCATCACCCAGAGTATTTAATACAATGTTTAAAAATTACGATCAATATATATTAGGATTTCATCAACATGGATTGCGACATTGGTTTGGACCAAATGATTTACCATTTTCATTTTATGACGATGTTCAAGTACCACATAATGTGTTTTGGGATTATTTTCATGTTAATGTTCCAGACAAGAGTAGTGAACTTTTTAATATCTTAAAGGAAGAAAATATTAATGACTATGTATTTATTCATAATTCATGTAGCTTTGGCGATATATTTACATCTGAATACGCTGAAGAGAAGCTAAATATAAATAAAAATGAAATATTATTTATAAACCCTTGTACCAACATGTATAATGAAGATCATAAATATTTTAAAATAGCTGAAAAAATGAAAGACCATTTGCTATTGGATTATGTGGATTTAATAGAAAAGGCAAAGTCTATTATACTAACCGATAGTGGATTTTTTTCATTGGCTATACATTTAAAAATAGAGACGAATGAATGCTACTTTTTTTCAAGAGAGAATGAAACATATAATTATACATATGAACATATATGGAGTGATAAAAATAAATCGAGTGATAAGTCATATAAAAAGTTTATACAAATTAATAAAAAATAAATACTCTTTTGAATTAATAATTATTCAAAAGACTATAATTATTCATATATTTAAAAAATACCAGTATTCATATTACAAAACATGTGTTTATTTTTGTTATAGCGTTCAATGTAAAATTTATCAGTTATTGCCATATTTTTAAACCGGATATCTAAATCTTTAATCATTTTAGTTGTAAGTGGATTATACCAACACAATAAAAGTTGCTTTTTGAATATATAATTATTTTCTTCTATATTTATAGACATATGATTTAAAATTTGTTTCCATATTTGATATAATAATATATTTGTTGGATGCAATGAATGTGTAAATAGTAGTTGTTTATTAAAGTTTTGTTCTACGAAGTCGGTTATTTCATCACTTAAATCGCATTCTATATTATTTTTACGCATACTTTCGATACAATTTTTGAATTTTTCATTGTAATCTATATTATCCAATCCCTTCCAGTTTATATAATCATTTTTATTTTCTCCGTACCCGCTCCAATTTATTGGATAAATTGGAAATTTAATTAAAAATGTTCTAATGATTTTTACATTTTTATTTTTTAAATAATTAATTATTTTTTCCGATGATGCATCATTATCTAATTTATTTATTTCTATAACTAAAAAATCTAGGTCGTCAAATATCGAATAATCTAATTTTTGTCCTGTGTATTCAGGATAAGATGTGTCATATATAAAAAAAGGTAGTTTGAATTTTACATTAATATTATATTTTTGCATAACTATATCATTAAAGAAAAACGAACTAGGTAACTCTAATTGACAACTACCAAAAAATCCGACATTTTTAGCAGGCATTTATATATATATATATAGATCCTTTAAATATAATAATTGTTCAAATAAATACCTATTTATATTTATATCCATGTGTAAAATCATAATGTTTATTTATTATTGAATATTTAGCAAACTCTTATGAAGAATGGAGGAGGTACGGAGAAAATAAAAATGATTGTAATATTTGAAAATTGTTAATTTATATACAAATATTATTTATATAATTAAATTTAAAGATTTACAGGTTGAATATTATATAAAATAAATGATAATATTTAAGGCATCGATAAATAAACAAATTGTAATAAACGATACAAAAGTGGTATGTCTAGAAAAAGCAAAAAAATATGATTTTGAAATTGTTGGTTCTAGGTTAAACGAAAACGTTTTAGTAGACATTTGTCTTAAAACAATTTATATAAATCCAGATAAAAGATATATTCTTAAATTTGAAAATATAGACGTAATACCTTTTAATAGTGTTTTAAATAATAGTGATTATGGTATATTAGATATGGTTAATGATAAAATTATTAAACCTTTTGTTTATAAGGAAAAAAAAGTTGTATCATTTTCATTATATGGAAATAAACCAATGTATTGTGAAGGAGCCATCAGAAATTTAAAGCAATATACCGAAAAGTATAAAGACATTTCATGTTATTTTTATGTTCGAAATGATGTTAATAAAGAAACAATAGATAAAATAAAGGATGCGGGCGGAATTGTCATAGAATGTATAGACAATGAAGATTGGTATGGTATGTTCACAAGATTTCTTCCATGTGAAAATGAAAAGGAATTGTATTTATCACGTGATTGCGATTGTAGATTAATAAATAGAGAAGTAAAAGCAATTGAACAATGGTTAGCCACTGATAAAAAATTCCATATTATTAGAGATCATCCTTGGCACAACACATTAATATTAGGAGGAATGTGGGGATTAAAAAATATGTGTATCGACAATTTACGTTTTCAAATAATGTATTGGTGTTTGGAATATATTAAATTAAACGAAAAAAAACAGAAGGGTCCGGATCAATATTTTTTAAAAAATTTATACAGGTTAGTAAAAAATGATATCTATGTAAATGACGAATTTTTCGAATATGAAACTGAAAAATATAAAATAAATATTGAACGCAACAATAAAGAATATATCGGTGAAGCATATGATGAAAATGATAATTATGATATAGATTTAAGGAATAAAATTAATACTTAAATATAATAATTTTACTTTTATATAAATGAAAATTATTATAATCCAAGCAGCTGGCGCCCATGATGGAACCACACATTTGTGTAAAAATGACTATCTACGCGAATGTTTAAGTTTAAAGTATGCTTTTGAGCAAAATGGTTGGATAGCTGATATATGGGGAAAAAGGCATGAAAATTTTGATAATCCGCCTGATTTTAATAGTTACGATTATTTATTGAATTTAGAAAATTATGAAATGGAATGGTTACCAGATTTTACTAAAATAACAAAACCAATCAAAATGCAATGGATAATAGATTTACATTGTCAATCACCAATGGTTTACGCAAGAACTAGTTGTTATATGGACATAATTTTACATGCTACAAAATCATTAATTGATGGATATAAACAACATATTCCAAATATTCCACATATATGGTTTCCGCCTGCAATCGACGAACGATATTTTAAAAATTATAATCTGGAAAAAAACGAAAATATTGTATTTGTTGGCAATGTTATTAATAGAGGCGGATATATAAATAGATTAACAGATGACGTTAATTTAAAATATTGTATGAAAACAGGTAAAGAAATGTTAGATATAATTAGTAAGAGTAAAATACATTTTAATAAAAGTATGTCGCCACATGGTTGTAATTATCGAAATTTAGAAACTATAGGTTTGGGTACTTGCTTGTTAGCTGATTATAAACCAGAAATTTGCGAAATGGGTTTCAAAAATGGTGTTAATTGTTTACTATATAAAGATTATAATGATTGTTTAAAAAAATATAATTACGCTATGACAAAAAATAGATTTAATAAATATAACTATGAAACGATTGCTGAGGAAGGTATGAAATTAGCATTACAACATACTTATACAAAACGTGTGGAAACTTTAATAAACGATATAACTAATTTAAACACACTACGATAAGTAATAGAAATGGATATTCCTCTTGTGGACTTGAAAAAAAATTACGAAACTATTAAAAATGAAGTAAATGAAGCTATACTACAAACAATAAGTACTTGTTATTTTGTTAATGGTACAGATGTAAACAAATTTGAGAGTGAATTTGCAAAGTATACTGGGTCAAGATATTGTCAGTCATGTAATTCAGGTACAGATGCTTTATATTTAGCTTTTAAATCTTTAAATATTGGCGAAGGTGATGAAGTTATAGTACAATCAAATACATTTATTGCATCTGCTTTAGCAGTTAGTAATGTTGGCGCAAAACCCATTTTGGTGGACAATGACGATAATTTTATGATTGATTGCGAAGAAATAAAAAGAAAAATAACAGCCAAAACAAAGGCATTGTTAGTTGTTCATTTATACGGATTATGTCCAAATATGGACGAAATTATGGAAATAGTAAAGGAACATAATCTTTATTTAGTTGAAGATTGTGCTCAAGCGTCCGGTACTTATTATAAAAATCAACACGTAGGCACATTTGGTGATTTGGGATGTTTCAGTTTTTATCCTGGAAAAAATCTAGGTGCTTATGGCGATGGAGGTGCTGTTATTACTAATAACGAAAAATACAATGATTATATTAAGGGTTGGAAAAATTGGGGATGTGGGAAAAAAAAATATTTCCATGAAACAAAAGGAGGCAATAGTAGATTGGATTCTATACAGGCCAGCGTTTTATCTGTAAAACTTAAATACTTAGAGACATGGAATGAATCTAGGCGAAACATCGCAAATAAATATTGCGAGTTACTACAAAATATAGGTGATATAGAATTGCCAAATTATCATGATTTTTGTAAACCTAGCTGGCATTTATTTGTTATAAAAACAAGTAAACGTGACGAGTTATTGGAATATATGAAAACTAATAAGGTATTCTGTGGTATTCATTATCCAATTCCAATACATAAATTAGAGGCTTATAGCGAATATAATAGTATGTATTTAAAAAATGTAGAAAATGATTCAAATAAAATTATATCATTGCCAATTTTTCCCGAATTAACGCTTGTTGAAATAGAATCAATTTGTGGTTTAATTAAAACATTTTATGGTGATAATAAAGATATTTAAAAACAATCTAATTACTTGTATAATGAATGAAAATATTACATTCTACCAATCGCAAATACGAAATGTCAAAGTTGGGAAAAATGTAACTATTGTTGAACCTGTAAATTTATATGATTGTACTATAGGCGATGATGTTTTTATAGGACCATTTACAGAAATTCAAAGTAATGTAAATATAGGAAATAATACAAGAATAAGTAGTCACTCATTTATTTGTTCTGGTGTAACTATTGGAGAACATTGTTTTATTGGTCATGGAGTAATGTTTGTAAACGATAAATATGATAGTAATACCACTACTACTGGTAAATGCGGAGCAATAGAAAATTGTATATGTAAAGATATTGATATAGGGAAATGCGTTAGAATAGGTTCAAATTCAACAATTTTACCTGTATCAATTAATGATAATGTAGTTATAGGTGCTGGTTCTGTTGTAACAAGAAATGTAGATACAAATTGTGTAGTATGTGGCAACCCAGCTAAAATTTTAGTGAAGTAACAACTTAAACATTTTATATAATAGATAGCATAATGGTTCTAAATATTGGATTAATCGGATTGGGATATTGGGGCAAACATTATGTTAGAATTATTAGTAATAGTAACAATGTAAAATTGCAGTGCGTTTGTGATTCAAATGAAAATGCACTGAAAGAATATAGTCACCTGAATATAAATTCGTACACAGATTATAATAATATGATCAAACATGAAAAATTAGATGGTATAGTAATAGTTACTATAGCTAAAACTCACTACGACATAATATTAGATATTTTAAAATACAACATTAAGATTTTTGTAGAGAAACCTTACACTATAAATCATAAGTTATCTTTAAAACTTAATGATTTAATTACCAGTGATAAATCATTGATGGTTGGTCACACATATTTATTTAATAAAAAAATAGATTACATAAAAAGAGTTATAGATGATAAAAATTTAAACATAAAAACGATTAATTTTGATTGGTGTTGTTATGGTCCAATAAGAAATGATACAACACCTATTTTTGATTTAGCAGTACATCCAATAAGCATTTTACTTTATATGTTTCCAAATAATAATATAGATAGTATTAATTGCATAAAATCTGATTCGGGAAATACTTATTTCGTGCAATTTAAATGTAACGATATAATTGTACAAATGAATATATCGTGGTCGTCGCCCGGAAAAAATAGAACTATGACATTAAATACAGATAAAATAAAAATAGTTTTCGATGATGTATCAAATATATCTCCTGTTAAAATTTATAATGTAGATAACCCTAATTATGAATCATTTGGACCAAATATAATCCATTCAGATGGTAATATAATCATTCCTCAAATAGAAGGCTCGGAACCTTTAACTGATCAATTTAATCACTGGGTAGACACAATTTGTAATAATACCATATGTATTTCGGATAATATTTTTGGAACAAATGTTGTAAAATTAGCGGAAGACATCGAAAAAAATTGTTTAATGAATGGAAATAATTGCGGTATACATGAATGTGCTTATAATCGTCGATAGTTTATTTTTATGTTTTTATATTTTTCATTAATTGCTTCATGATCGATCATATAATTATACATCTTTTCATTATCCTTTAAAAATTTTATTTTCTGAATAATATTTTTATCACAACCAATAAATCGTTGTTTGTTTATAAATTCGTCAATATCTGGGGCTCCATCGTATATTGGTATTGTTTGAGCCATGAGTGCATTGAAGATTTTTTCGGTAATATATCCGGGGTTATGACTATTTTCAAACGAAACTATAAATTTATATTGACTAAAAACCTTTATCATTTCTTCACTATGATAACAACTTACATTTGCCAATTCTTTATATTCATCTATAAAATGGACATCATCCATATTTTGTAATAATTGATGAAGTACCATTTTATTTTGATTGAGTGGATTTCTACTCGTAAACAAGATAAATTTTTTTTGAGAAAACGGAACATGATATTTTTGTTTCCAATATTCTTTCACTTTTTGATAATATGCTATTCGGCAAAAAATAGCCGGTATTATTTTATAATCAGGTGTTTCACTTAATGCACTATGATTATTACTAATACAAATGTCCTTTTTTTTAGTACCATAGGCGCCAAACTTATTGAAATGTTTGTAGTGACCTCGTAATGGTCCCCAATGCTCATAATTTTCAATGCTAAAAAATACGTTTACTTCCTTATCGCGAAGTAAACTTTCGTCTTCTAATTGTACACTGAAAAAACAAATATCGGCTTCCTGATTTTCATCAACTACTTCATATTCTTCATCGTCGGGCAAAAACATTTCTATAAACTGATCTATGGGTTGTTCACAATATTTGGTGACGTTTTTTTCCACTAATGTTCCGGATGATTTTATAAAACGAACTCTTTTCATTTTAAATATTATTATTGAGTAATATTTAAATATATAACATCTATTGTAATTTACCAATAACAACTACCTTCTACTTTTTGAAAATCCTTTGGTTTTTCATCATTGGTTGGACGACTCCAATGTTCATTCAAATGTATCCGCATTATATCTTGTCGTTCACGCACCCAACGACTTCCATATATACCAAAATACATTTGTAGAACCCCACCCACATATATCGCGGATTTATTCATTTCACTATATATGTAATCACAAACCAAATTTCCATACCCTCCACAACTACATAATGCCACATCAAAATCGTCTTTCACTTCGTCAAGCCTTTTGTAAAAATCTTCCAATTCAACGTCAAATTCACGACTTTCTTGTGTTCCTTGCGTTTGAGGTGGTTTAATGAATACAAATTCACATTCGGGAAACAAATCTACTCCATAAATCTCTTTGCGATTGTTTATCTTGTTTTTCATACTATCTTCAAATGGACTAATAATAAGCAAACGTTTACCACGCAATGCCTGAGTCCATGGGTTGTGTAAAAAATGATATATATCAAATGTGAACGCCCATATCTTTTCTTTTTGGAATGTGGTCGTCACATAATCGTGCGAATGTTGAATCGCTCTATATACTGCTCCCCATGGTTCCCATACGGAATACATCTCGCAATGTTCAAACGATTTGAAATACAGATCACTATATTTTTTGGCTGATTCAAAACTAGTCATATTCACGCCTGCATTATTTTTCAAAATATGATAGCGAAGTAGTTGGTCATTCTGGTCATTTTTCGGAATTTGTCCAGTTTCCATCATGCGTGTGAAAAATGCGAAATTATTTTCTTCACCAGCTATGCGGGGAATTATATAGTGTTCGTTTTTGTCGTTTTTATCTTTGATATACTTTCCAAATTTGATATTGTCATTTGAAAAATGTAGGTGATCCAAATTATTTGTAGATTTTAATACCTGCTGAATATCAACTCCGAGAGAACCAGGGGTATTTCCAGAATTTGTGCGGGCAGGTATGTATAATCCATAAGGATCAGGTACGCGATCTGCCTGAGTGTACTCGCGATTCTGATCAGTATGGTAATGATAAATTGGGATCCATAATGGGTCATTATAAATTTCGTAACCAAGTATTTTTAACAAATAAATCATTTTGTTGTCACAACCAACACGTCCCAAATCGAACTTAAATGCCTTGTTCTCTTGTTTTGTTATCATGAAATTGGTATGTACTATCCAGGCATCCCAACTATCGGCTCTCGCCCCCTGAACTAAAAAATCTTTGGGTAGATTTGGCTCATTGATTGCTTTATTATACATATCAGCATGTTCGTCCTTCATTTTCTCTAAAATAGACATTTGTGAGCCAAATAACGACGCCTTTTTTAAGTCAGATTGCCCACGATATTCATGACGCAATAGAGAAAATGCCTTTTTCTCTTGGTGAATATCGCTCATTTGTAGACGATTTAATTGCGGAGTGAAAAAAATGTCTATATTGATAATGGCAATGTATCCCTTTAGTTTTTCTTTTAACACATGTTCAAATACATGGGAAAACATAAGACGTTTCCCCAAATTTACTTGTTTAATCTTCGGACTGGATATACCCAATTCATCATCACTATAGATACGTTCGTTTAAGAGAACAATCTCTTTAATATAGGCGTTTTCTACATTCTGCTTCAAACAATATTTGATTTCGTCATTTCGTGTTTCGTCTTTGTGGATGAAAAATTGACTAAAGATGTAAACGGGATCGGTACAACGTTGTTTCGTTAATTTGGTAGGTGGCGATATTTCAAGAAACGTTACCATTATTAACACTAATGTATTTTAATATATTCGTTTTAACCCATTTTAATTTTCTGTATGTTAAATTCGCAGATATAATGTATGATCAATATTAAATGGTATGTTCAAAATGCAAACAACCCGGACATAATGTCACATCATGTAATATGGTATCGCCAATGACTGAACCGACCTATGTTCCACCAGAAAAGAAGGAAAATACATACTATTGCTATTTTTTAGGACAACATAACAACTGGAATGGTCAGACCTATAATGGTTACACTACAAATTTGAAAAGGCGGCTGCGACAGCACAATGGTGAAATCAAAGGAGGAGCATGGGCAACTACTGCCAAAGACAATGGGTCTTGGTCTTTTATTGCTGTATTAACATCGAGTTCGTGGCAATCCATATCTCGGGCAATGGCATGTGAATGGAATTGTCGTTATCCAACTAGAAAGAAACCCAGACCAAAAATTTACGCTGGTTCAGAAGGAAGAATAAATAGTTTGAGCGAAATATTTACTCATATTAAAGACGATGTACGTTTATATATACACCCCGAATTTTACGACCAATCAGTAAACTTAAATCTTCCATCGCATGTAACACTTTGTACAAATTTAGACGAATTGAGCAATAAATAATATAAGTTCGCACGAACAAATAATCATCGTTCCAACTATTAATGGCGTTGAATACAATATATCTCACGCGGCACGGACAAAGTGAATATAACGTCTCGCAACGACTAGGTGGTGATTCAGATATAACGGAACATGGTAGGAAATATGCATACAAATTATATAAATATTTCGATAATAGTTCAATTGAAGTAGACGTATATACAAGTTCTCTTCGGCGAACAATTCAAACTGCTCAATATTTTAAAAAAACCTCGCATATAAAGGAACTCAATGAACTGAATACAGGAGTTTATGACGGGTATACATACAAAGAGATAGAAACAAAATACCCAGAAGAGTACCATAAAAGAATGCTCGATAAATACAATTATTGTTACCCCGGAGGAGAGTCGTATAGCGATATCAATGAGCGCGTAAAAGAGTTTATAGATACAATTATTGGTTCACATGGGAATACATTGATTATTTGCCATCAGGCAGTTTTGAGAGTATTATATTCTTATTTAATAGACGTAGATAAGCAAGATATACCTCACCTAGAAATTCCTCTCAATACCTTGTTTAAAATCGATATTTACGAGAATGGAAAAATGGAAGTAAAACGTATTCATTTTTCGATATAGGCCTTACATATGTTCTTCATTTGTTGCAGCGATATAGAATTGTAGATCATAATACCTTTATTAATTAACCCAGCGATTCGTCCATATGTATTAAAATAAGGTGATGTAAAAACACTTTTTTTATCTCCAATATAGGTGATCTGTCCTTTGCTATGGTAAGCAAATGGATATTGCGTATCTCTATTAATACTATCCGCCAAATATTTACCCTGTTGATACGCCTTTTGTGCCGTAGGTGGACCAAAACCAAGCGAACAATCTCCGATGGCATATACATTTTTAATAAAAGAACTGCCGTTTTTAATTTGTAGAAAATTGTTTACTGGAATTCCAGGTATTCTTTTGTGACCTAGGTTGTTCATAATTGTAGAGGTGAGAGTATTAGGTTTAATCCCGCCACACCAGAAGGCAATGTCATATACAACGTTTCCATTTTTAGTATGTATGGTGTCCTTTGTTATTTTGGTGACCGGAGAAGCCATTTTATAATGTACTCGATTCTCTTCCCAAACCCCAAATAAATATTCAACAGCCTTGTTTGGATACATAGATAGCGGGCGCTCAAGCGCGTCAATCGCAGTTATATCATACGTGCCATTATCTATCAAGTGTCCAATCGTTTCTACTCCTGTAGGTCCACATCCTATTACAACAACCTTAGCCTGATTATTTAATTGTTGTAATTTCTCTTGTATCTCTTGAATATCATTAGTATATTTTATAAACTCACAAAATTTATCTACACCTTGTATGTTAAAGGTGTTTACAGATGCACCATGTGAAAATACGACAATATCATATACCAGATTCTTATCATTATCAAGTATAAGTGTATTGGATTCTGTATTCACATTGACTACATTGTGTTTACAAACCGATATATTTTCATTCAACGATACAGCTGGTATGGTTAACACAATTTTATTAAACATGGAAAAGGGTAATAATGGTGTATATAAAAAATTGCAGTCGGGTGCGACAATAATTACATTAAATTTAGTTGTATCTATGGATTTAACAAAAGAACATGCTCCCCATCCAGACCCAACAACACAAATTGTTTTTTTAGTCATGGTTTATTTATATAAAAATTTCGTTTTATATCAAAATGTTAGATTTTGATATAAATGTTGCGGCGCAATGAATAATTTTAATATGGTATTATAACATGTATTATTTTGCTTATGGATCAAATATGGATTTTGACCACATTAGACATTTTATACCCGATAACAAAATAGAGATTGTGGGACCAGCATATGTAGAAAATTTCATATTCAGATATAGAAATGTGAACATAAACAATCTGAGATCTGGTGTTGCAAATATAGAACAACGGCGAAATTCAAAAACATACGGGGTTATATATAAAATTAATAATGACGCCGAATTGAAGAATCTTGATAAGAAAGAGGGTCATAAATCATTGGAAAGTTCGGATAATGTATACAATAAAATAGAGATTGAATGTGTATTGTGTGATTCTGTGGCTAAAATCCAATGTTTTACATATCAAATGAGCGATATTGTAAAATTAGAGGAGAAAAAACCTAGAAATACATATCTAAATTATTTGAAAAATGGTAATGCGACACATAAATTGCCGCACGAACACTTAAAACGGATACATTACTTGTCTTTAGTATGATTTGTTTCGATTGAAATGATAGGTACATCACTTTTTGGTAGGACATCACATTTATGTTTGCTCAGTGCCTTATTTGGATATCGACCACCGAAAACGCGTCCACACTTCTTACATTTCGCACTTGATGTTTTTGTGCTGGCATACAATGTTTCCAGATATTTTGTAAGAGAATTCATTTGAAGTAATTCAATTTGATCTCGCAACTTCTTATTTTGATCGCGTACCAGTACATGCATATTTTCCTTTTGTTGTTCGAATGTTTTATATTCCTGATAAATAACATCAAGAACATCGTTTGAAATAAGGGAACAATTGTTATTTTCTCCTTCATTTACGTCTTCGTTATCTCCACCGGATTGTTGAAACAATTGTTTATTTTGTACTAACGAATCAATCATATTCACAGCAATTCTAATTTTAATGGGATCGAAATTGACATTACTGACATAAAGCAACACAAGTCCTTTGTGCATCTCCCACTGAAAATTCGAGCGTCCGAAAATAGGCATATGTTGTGAAAGCATGATACCATGACAATTCCGCGCTTCACAATCTCGCACAAATTTTTCGACTTCTTTATAAGGAATGGTTTTAGATTCATATAATTTATTTTCTAGCAGAATTGTAGGTGCGTCTTGACGTGATAAGATAAAATCACCTGATTGTTTATCACCAGCTGTTTTCTCTAGACTTCCCAATGGGAATAAATCGTAAACAACTTGTTCGAGTTGGTTTTCGGCGTATTTGCCTTTGTCTGATGAAGACGATTTATATTTCTGTAGAAACCCCTGTACTTCAGATTCCATTTTCAAATAAGATGTTTTTTGTTCATTGCTCGAACTTTCAAGCGATTGGAATCGTGTTTGGATACGATTTTCACATTCATGGAGACTTTGTTTGATTCCATTTTCAACAGGTTTGTTTGAATCACGAAGCAATTCGTTCAAACGTTCCCCTAGAGAATGAATCAATGGTTCTTGGATACTTTTCGCAATATTGGTTCGATCCTTATCTTGCGCAATAGACAATGCGTCTTGAATTTCACCCATGATTTGGGTCTTGAATTGTGCCATACGACCATCAAATTGGTTCTGTTTTTGTGAAGTGAAGAAGTCTTGTACATGATGAACCATGTTTTTCGTTTCATGCAATTGATTCAAAATCTGTGAACTTAACGACTTGGAAATTTGATCAGATGACGATGTCATGATTTTTTCCAGCATATCAACCATACATAAATTCATCGTTTCAAAGTCGACATTAGGATATTTTTTATAAAACTCGATAACTTTATCATTGACGATAGTAAGAGAACTCATACTAGGTAGTAGAAAAAAGTGTTTAAATACAAATTATACAGATTGTAGGATGTGTACACTACAAATCCGGGTTTTTCATGATTATCTTCCATGTATCCATACGTTGAATTGCTGTAGTATGTAATTTCATGTAATTCGCCTTGGAATATTCTGTCAAAAGTAGTCCGTCTTCATTATGTTTTAATACGCGATTGGCGAACAATTTCTCTGCGTTATTAAATGACGAAACAATATCACCATCGTTTTGTTTGAGGTGATAAATCATACATCTATCAAAATCATATGCTGATAAGATATCTGCTTCGCGAACCACATGATATGCCCACATATACTCACCTAGATCCGGAAATCCATTGACCTTTACTTTGGAATAAGACATTGTGGATACAATATTTCGGATCATTTCGACTTCGTTCTCTTCGATTCGTGGCGACAAGTATTTACAAATCTCGTCCAACCCTTCGGTTTCGTCCATATATTTCTTATCACACATATCATGCAAAAGTGCAGCAATATAGATAACACGTTGATAGGTTTTCAATAACGGGCAAATACAAACTTGGGATTCGTAAATATTATGCGCATAATGTAAAACATTCATACTATGGCTTACATCATGTGATTCATCAATGCCATATTTGGCGGATACTATAAGAATAAATGCGAATAGATCGTTTAATAATTTCATGTTTTTCTCTTAATGGCTTACTGGTATATGTAATCACTTTCAATTTTATAGAATTATACTACATTTTTTCTATTAGAACCCCTCTAGTAATGTTTTTAATTATTTTGGACATGCTTTTCTCTTGTCCGTCATTCATACCCTCCACATGGCTATGAATGATCTTTGTCGAAATATCTATACTATTTGATATGTCTTGCGCATTGATTATATCACCTATTTGTGTCATGTTTCGGCGTTTTAATTTCTGAATCGCATTTTTCATATGTACGTGTCCATTGTCGTCTTTTTCCCACGTATTATTTTCTTTGATATAAAGTGTTTCACGTTTTGTATCTGTGCAATGAATCGGACGTTCGTAGATACTCAAACGCTTTAATCCTTCGAGTAATGTTTGACTAATTCCTTCTACAAAACCCTTTTCTGCGATTGCATTCAGGTCACTGAAATCGATAGGAAGTTTATGAATAAAATCCGTAAGATTGATGGCATTTTTACATTGTTCGTTCAAAAAGACATTGACATTTACTTGTTGGTTGTGATTAGTAACATTACCCAGTTTTGGTAAAAGTTCTTTCACTTCATTGTGATGATCTATCTGTTGCTCTTTTAATAACTCCCTCATTTCCTTGTTATCATTAAGTAGTTGTACGATGATATTTTTATAGGTTGGCTCATTCACCTCACCTTTTTCTGAAACCACACATGCTTCTTCCAAAATAGTGGAACATTTTTTTCTATGATTATGTAAACCTTGCCTGTACTTATAGAGTCGTCCGCACTCGCATTGGAAATTTATACTAGGGGCGACTTTGGCGACTTTTGTGTCACTCATTGTCATCATTTTGTGTTTACGTGTCATATTATGTTTATTGAAATCACTTATTTTACAGCATGAATAGTCACACTTTTCACATAAATATTTTTTGGCGACTTTTGGCGACTTTTTTGTCATTCAATGTAACTCTATATATGAGTGACACAAAAGTCGCCTAAATCCTTTTTATTGTAAATTATATAAATGTTGAAAAAGTTATGGTAAGGTATAAATATTATTCAATTCGTGATTTAGAGCATATATCTAGATATTCCATAAAGTAGTGTTTTTTGACCCTGAAAGTTTTTTATCGATTTGAAAAAAGGACATCAAAAAATGTCCATTTTCGGAATCGTGAAAAAAGTTTCCGAAAAATCGTCAATGTGCGAAATGTTGAAAATAGTATATAAAATATCGTGTTATTAGACATTTTATATAATAATTTTAGCCTTAATTATCAAGGGAATTATGGCGTTGTTTATCAAATATGTGTAGGTATTTCATAACAGAATGTACATTTGGTGATTTCGCAATACTTCGTTCTGCTGGAAAACTTGTATCCCTTGATCGGCGTTTGATCGGAATGGCTATGGCTCTGGCTGGTGCCGTGGCTGGTGCCGTGGCTGGTGCTGTGGCTGGTGCTGTGGTGTTGTTTTCATTCGAATTATTAAATATCATTGTCAATTCTTCATTGCTGCACGAACGAAAACGTACAGCATCGTAACAATAATTTTTATTGTCAAATAGGCTATTTATTGCTCCAATACTATTGGAACGGCTTTTTATTTGTGACATTTATATAATAGTATATAATAATATCTCCAAATTATTTTATGATACGTATATTTTTTCTACATCGGATCGTGCCAAAGTAGCATGTTTTGGATATAAAGATATCCGGTTCGCGAGGTTCATTTGACTTATTCTGTAAATGATCATTACCGCCATTGTAAAGGGCATCATGTTTTTTTCTTAGTATTAGTGACGATGATGTAGTCGCTCCCTGCATAATAAATTGATTGTTATTTGGTAAAAAGGTCACACATGTTCGCCGTTTATTGTATGGATATATATGATGGTTTCCATTTACGTATGACGTCTTGTCTGGGATTAATTTATGTGTTTGTTGATGGAATGTTTTTCCGATGGATTGATAATATTGCATCATACTAAAAATGGGGTATGCTGATTGTTTTCTAGAATAACATTTTGGTCGGCAAGCAGTAGGCAATGTTAAATCAGGATTCATATAAATATCGATATATTTAAATTATTGGCTTTATGGAGCATGTATTTGTTTTAAATTATTTACGAGTATAATCTAGAAAAGATGTATCTATACATTCATCAGAAGAATCCTTGGTAATATTATAATCAGTATTCTTGCTATCTATTAGTCTATTTTTCCTCCATTGTTTCCAATTATTCTCTTCAACTTCAATCAAAACCGATATATATATTTTATTCGTTTCTAGTTCGAAGTATTTGTCCTGCTTTCCTGGTAATAACATCATTTCTTCACTTTTGTATTCGCCATGTTGTTCGTATTGTATATTTCCTAATTTTTCAACACCAATTGTGCTAATCGATTTAATGGGCGTTGGAGTAAGTATTACATATGCTTTTTTATCAGAAGAATTACTTATTCTTATATTCCTTCTAAAACCGATTTTATGTAATAACCCCTCATCAGCCGAAGGTATGCGCGATTCCATCATATCTTTCAAATTAAAATTCAAATTCATTCTATTATATATATAACAAATATTATAGAAAAAACTATATAAACGTCTCGCGATGGTATATATTGGGTTGTATACCCACTCACGAAACCTGCTTTAGCTCAGTTGGTAGAGCGTTGGACTGTAATAGTTTTATTGGATATCCACAGGTCGCCGGTTCAATTCCAGCAAGCAGGAAAATAATAATAATAAATAATAATAATAATAAATAATAATAATAATAAATAATAATATTTTGGGTATTATTTATTATTTATAAAATATAACTACGATTGAGATGGATAATGAATTTATAATTGTAGTAATTTACAATAGTCATGCTGTTTCATGGGAATGTATATCAAAAGATGCGTCAATTAGTGATTTCAAGAATCTAATACTAACCAAATATGTGTTACCGGAAAAAATGATGATTGAAATAGACGATGTTTATGTCCCAATAAGTGATCATATTTCCTTGCTAAATATGATGGGAGATGTAAAATGTTTGCAAATACGTGTAGATACACAACCTCGTATCACCAAATTGGTTTTACGTAAGTGATAATAGCGAAAAATATGAAATTTACGTTCTGATGATATTATAATGAAAATTTTAATCACTGGAGGCACAGGGTTGATTGGAAATGCAATGCGACGCATTTTGGACGAGACCGAAACAACACATGAGTGTGTATATTTATCTTCAAAAGATTACGATCTTACTAATTATGATGAATGTGACAAATGTTTTAAAGACCATAAACCAGACATTGTTATACATTTGGCGGCAAATGTAGGAGGTTTATTCAAGAATCTTAATTATAAGGTAGATATGTTCGAAACTAACATGTCCATGAATACGAATGTACTTAAAGCATGTCATAAAAATAACGTGTCCAAATGCGTGTCGTGTTTATCAACATGTATATTTCCAAATGACACAACGTATCCAATTGACGAAACGATGTTACACAATGGTCCACCACATTACTCAAATGATGCTTATGCGTATGCAAAGCGTATGGTAGACGTACAATCGCAGGCATATCATGATCAATATAACAAGATGTTTGTTTCGGTAATACCAACGAATATTTATGGACCACAAGACAATTTTCATTTGGAAGATTCGCATGTCATACCAGCGTTAATACATCAATGTTATTTGGCAAAGAAGGGTTTCCGACCATTTATTGTACGCGGAACAGGCAAACCATTACGCCAATTTATTTATAGTGATGATTTAGCGATACTTATTTTGAAGGTGGCGTTATGTTATGAAGATAAGGAACCGATAATACTTAGTGTTCCTGAAAAAGACGAGGTGAGTATTGAGGATGTGGCAAAAATTATTTCCAAAAAAATGGATTACGAAAATAATTTGTATTTTGACAATCACTATAGCGATGGTCAGTATAAAAAAACAGCAAATAATAACAAATTAATGAAATGGTTAAATGCGCCATTTGAGTTTACTCCAATCGAAGTGGGATTAGAAAGGACAATAGACTGGTTTATAGAAAATTATGAAACATTACGTAAATAACTTAATCGACATCGCCGATTTCGGGTTCATATTCTGTCTCTGGAACATCATCTGCGATGTTTGTTTCATCTGGAACCTGTCCGTCTGTTCCAGTATTTGCTTGATACATCTTTGTCATTACTGGTAAAAATGCCGATTCGAGATATTTGCGATGTTCGTCATTCTCTTCTGTTGAGGCATTCATGTTATCAGTATTCCATGTTTCTACCTCGCGAATTTTGGTATCAATGGTTTCCTTGTCTTCTGTAGAGATCTTGGATTTGAGAGGCTCGTCGTCGATTGACTTCTTGACTTGGTATAGATAGTTTTCGAGATTGTTTTTACTTTCAAATTGTTTCTTTATGAGTTCATCATCATCCTTGAATTGTTCTGCTTCATCAACCATTCTCTGGATATCCTCAGGACTGAGGCGTCCTTTGTCGTTGGTAACAGTGATCGTTTCACTTTTTCCACTTGATTTTTCAACAGCACTAACATTGAGGATACCATTTGCATCCACATCGTAAGTAATTTCGATTTGTGGTACTCCTCGAGGCATGGGAGGTAAATCGTTCAAATTAAATTCACCAAGTTTATTGTTATGTTTGGTGAGTTGTCGTTCACCTTCATATACTTGAATAGTACACCCGGGTTGATTATCGACATAAGTACTGAAAACCTGCGACTTTTTACAAGGAATGGTAGTATTGCGATCAACCAAATTAGTCATGACACCTCCGGCGGTTTCTACACCAAGTGACAATGGAAGTACGTCAAGAAGAAGAAGGTCATTCATTTTATCATCTTTAACGCCGGTGAGAATGGCAGCTTGAACTGCTGCTCCGTATGCAACTGCTTCATCTGGGTTGATGTTTTTACACAATGCTTTATCATTGAAAAAGGTGCTTAGTTGTTGTTGAATTTTTGGGATACGTGTTGAACCACCAACTAGAACAATATCGTGAATCATACTTTTGCTCATTTTACCATCCCTGAGTACTTTTTCAACGGGTTCGAACGTATTTTTAAATAGATCACTACACATATCCTCAAAACGTGCTCGTGTAATGGTAATATTAAAATCTATGCCCTCATAAAGCGAATCAATATCGATTGTTCCAACAGATGATGATGAAAGTGTTTTTTTCACATTTTCGCATGATGTTTGTAGACGTCTCATCGAACGTTTATTATCGGTAATATCCTTACTGAACCTTCTCTTAAATTCTTGAACGCAATATTCTACTAGTCTGCGATCAAAATCTTCTCCTCCCAAGTGTGTATCACCTGCCGTTGCCTTAACTTCGAATACTCCATCTTCAATAGATAGGAGACTTACATCAAATGTTCCTCCACCCAAATCATAGATCAGCACATTTTTTTCACCCTGTCCTTTTTTATCATCTAGACCATATGCGATGGCGGCTGCTGTGGGTTCGTTAATAATACGTAGAACATTTAGACCAGCAATCACGCCAGCATCTTTGGTAGCCTGTCGTTGTGAATCGTTAAAATATGCTGGAACAGTAATTACGGCATTAGTCACAGAAGACCCAATAAATGCCTCGGCAGTCTCTTTCATTTTGATTAGGACCATGGAAGATATTTCTTCTGGTTGAAATTTTTTATTTTCACCCTTATAATCGACATTAATCATGGGTTTTCCATCGTTGCTTGAAATAACATCATATGTAAAATATTTAATGTCGTTTTGAAGTTTAGGGTCATTAAAAGTACCACCGATAAGACGTTTTGCGTCGTATATAGTATTCGAAGGGTTCTGAGCACTTTGATTCTTCGCCGCGTCACCAATAAGACGTTCGTTTTCAGTGAATGCTACATACGATGGTGTAGTTCTCATTCCCTGATCATTTGCAATAATTTCTACATTTCCATTTTGCCATACACCTACGCATGAATACGTAGTTCCAAGATCAATACCAATACACGCCATATACATTACAATGAAAGTAAAACTTTAAATATATTTTACTTATATATTTCGATCTGTTAATAAAAAATATCTGGTTAATGTATGAATTATGGTATGTATATGTTTTTTCTCTTGATACTATATTTATTATATAATACAATAGAAGAAAAATCGTCCGATGAGGCAACAGGTTTATGTAAAGATGGTTATGTTGTTCTTCATGGAAACTCTCGAAGAGAAGTTCTTGAAGAATTACCGAAAGATTATGTTTTTTTGGATTATAAGTATACTTTTAAAGGATGTAAAACCAATATTTTCCATAGAGATATATCATCGAGTCAATATTTTATCCATACACGATATCCAGTGTACACATATTCGATATATAAATCAAAAGGTCCTTTAATTTCAGTATGTCCAGGAAGTCACCATACGACCCCTTATCTTTTCTCGAAACCTGTTACGATTTATGGTGAAAAACATACAGGTATATTGTACAACAATGATTTGGTTCATGCAGGTGTTTTTCATAAAGAGAAAGGGAAACATTATGAAGAACAATATAAGATTTGTCATAAAAAAGACGTCGACAAATTAAAAATGATAAAAAAAGAGAGTTCTCACGACACAGGTGAGTGTAGGGACACGTATTTTACAGATTTTATCTTGAGGAAATTATCATTGATAATAAATTATCCGTTGAATTATATAAATTTACGATGAGACCCTTGCCTTTTCTCTCTATTGTATAAAATAATCTATAATATAGATTGTCATTTTCGTTAAGTCGTACTCAAAAAAATATAGATACGAAAAGTCATGCAAAAAATGGCGCGCGGAGAGAAATATGGCAAAAAAATGAACAATCTGAACGAAAAATAAATATTCCACACCATAAATGGTAACAAATGTGTCGCCGATCATAATTAAATTTGTAAATACAATTTGTAACATATGTAATTACAAATTGTAATATATATAGTGTAAATACAAGTTGTAAACACAACGGCAAAATATATCTCTAGTTTGTATTTTTTGTTTCCATTCAGATTTGATAACCTAATAAAAAAACTAATGCAAAACGTTTTCAGGTTTTTCCTAAAAGTATCTAAAAAAGTTAAGTCGTAAGAATTAAAAAAGTTAATTAGTTAATTATGGTAAATTTATTTTCTCACCGAAATATGATAAATATCAAATAGAAATCAAATTTAGATTAGAAACAACTGCGAAGCAGTTTATAAGCACA